TACCACCGCCTGACGGCCCACGACGCCGTGGCCGGCGGCGTGCTGGCACCGGAGGAGGTCGAGGACGCGCGGCGGCAGTTGCCCGACCACGTGTTCCGTGAGCTGTACCTTGCCGAGCCGACGGAGGACGGAAGCAACCCGTTCGACGTGCGGGCGGTCATGCGGAACGTCCGTCCCCTGTCGAACTTGCCGCCTGTCGCGTTCGGGGTGGACCTCGCCAAGTCGGTCGACTGGACGGTGGTGGTGGGCCTCGACGACGCTGGCACGGTGTCATCGTTCCACCGCTGGCAGGGGATCGACTGGAAGCAGACGGAGGACCGCATCGCTGGCATCGTCGGCGACGCGCCGGCGTTGGTGGACTCGACCGGAGTGGGCGACCCGATCGTCGAGGCGCTGATGCGCCGGTGCCCGCTGGTCGAAGGGCTCAAGTTCACGGCCACCACCAAACAGCAGTTGATGGAAGGGCTCGCAGCGGCGATCCAAGGTGATCTTGTGGCGTTCCCCGAGGGTCCGGTGTCGGACGAGCTGTGCTCGTTCGAGTTCGAGTACCGGAACGGGGGGGTACGATACTCCGCGCCGGACGGCCTTCACGACGACTGCGTGATGGCCTTGGCGCTCGCCATCCGCCGGAAGGCGGCGTCGGGGGGCGCGTCCGCGTTCCGGTTCAGGGTGATCTGATGGCAAAGACGCGAGCCGCCAAGGCGAGGAAGCCCAAGAATGACACGACCGCGTACGCGTCCAGCGCTCTGGGGGTGCAGAGCGCCCCGCGCCACACCCCGCCCTCCTTCAGCGCGTGGGCAGGCGTCAAGTCCCTGCGTTCGTGGATGTTCGCCGCTGCGTCCATCAACGCGAACGCCGTCGCCTCTGTACCTCTTCGTCTGTATGTGCGTGCTCCTGGTGGCGGGACAAAGTCGCTCTGGCGGACCCGACCGGTAGCCAAGGGCCGCAAGGCCCACGCCCTCGGAGACGGGAAGCGGCAGCCCTCCCGCACCGTCATGGCGAAGACGGCCGACTTCGGTGCCGACTTCGTCGAGGTGACCGAGTCGCACCCCGTGCTCGACCTGCTCCGCAAGGTCAACCCGTGGATGAACGGGTTCGACCTGACGACGTGGCGCATGCTGTCGCTCCAGCAGAGCGGCAACGCGTACATCTACGTCCCTGCCGAGTCGCCGTACCCGTCGCAGTACTGGCCGATGCCGTCCCAGTGGACGCGGGTGGTGCCGAGCAAGGAGAACTGGATAGATTCCTACATCTTTGGGCGCGATCCGTCATCGGAACGCACTTTCTCCACGGAAGAGATCGTCCACTTCCGGCTGCCCAGCCTGACGAGCCTGTACTACGGGACCGGCTACGCCGAAATGGCGTGGTCGGCTATCAGCCTGCTGGAGTCGAACCACGAGTACGACTACTCGATGGCGAAGAACCACGCACGGCCCGACTACCTCATCTCGGTGAGCGGGCAGGGTGCGACGGAGAAGGCGCTCGACCGGTTCGAGGCATCCGTCGAGGAGAAATTTCGCGGCGAGAGTAAAGCCGGTAAGTTCCTTACAGTCACCGGCCAGGTGGACGTGAAGCCGCTGAACTTCGCGCCGAAGGACATGGCGGGACGCGAGGACATCGTCGAGGAGATCGCCGCCATCTACAAGGTTCCGGTGTCGATGCTCAAGGCGAACGACCCGAACCTCGCCAGCGCCCAGACGGGCTTCGCGGCGTGGCGCGAGCAGTCGATCCTGCCCCTGTGCCGGCTGGACGAGGATACGCTGAACCAGCGGCTGCTGCCGATGTTCGGCCTTGAGAACGACGCGGTGCTGTGCTACGACGATCCTGTTCCGGAGAACGAGCTTCAGGAGTGGGACATCACCACGAAGAAGTTCCTCATCGGCGTGGTGACGCCCAACGAGATCCGCGAGGAGGAAGGCGAAGACCCGATCGACATGCCGCACATGGACGAGCCGTTCGTGGCGAACCGTCCGGTGTCGCTGCTCGATCCGCAGCCGTCGCCGTTCTCGGTGATGCATCCGCAGCAAGACAAGCCGCCGCAGGACCAGCAGCAGAACCAGCCACCGTCAGAACCCGTGCAGCCCAAGGCGGTCAAGTCGCTGGAGCCGGTCGCCAAGACGCCGATGGAGGAGTGCGTCTCCCGCAAGGTGCGCATCCTGCTCGACGATGGATACCCGCAGGACCAGGCTGTAGCCATCGCCTACTCGATGTGCGGCGAGGAATCGAAGCTGGCCGCCGCCAAGTGCGGCTGCGGATGCTCCAAGCCCAAGCGGAAGGCATCCATCCGCCAGTCGGATGCCCACCTGAAGGGCGATCCCGGCCAGCGGGTGTCCGAGGTGCCTGCCGAGCAGTCCGACACCCTGACGCGGTTCACCCGTGCGATGGAGAAGATCTTTGGCGAGCAGGCGGCCGAGGTGCTTGCCATCGTCGCCCAGAACGCCCACACGCCAGACCGGATCTTGCAGGAAGTGACGGCCGCCGCTAGCGCCGGCAAGTGGCCGACGCAGATCAGCGCCGCCATCCGACCGGTCGTCGAGGACGCCTTGCGTGCCGGGGCCGACCTCGCCGCACGCGGGCTCGCCGACGCGGCCGCCCTGCCGGAGCCAGTGTTCGAGTTCACCAACCCCGAGGTGCAGCGGTACGTCGACACGGCGACCGTGCGGCTCGCCAACGGCGTCAACTCGACCACCGTGGTCCGGATGCGGTCGCTGCTCGAGGACGGCTTGCAGGCAGGCGAGACGGTCGACCAGTTGTCTGCGCGGATCGAGAACCTCGGTTACGATCCTGCGCGATCAGAGATGATCGCCCGCACCGAATCCGCCCGCGCGTACATGCAGGGGCAGGAAGAGGCGTGGAAGCAGTCTGGCGTCGTGAAAGGCAAGAAGTGGATCCTCGCCCCTGACGCCTGCGAGTTCTGCCGAGCGGCCGCTGCCCAGTACGCCGACGCTCCGATCCCGCTGGGACAGTCGTTCTACCCGCAGGGTGCCACGCTCGCCGGCGACCAAGGCGGGACCATGCTGCTCGACTACTCGTCGGTGGATGGGCCTCCCTTGCATCCGCAATGCCGCTGTGCCCTCGTCCCCGTGCTTTGATGAACACCGAGCAACTACAACCGCTCGCAGAGATGCCCAACGCATTCGCCCAGCATGGCGAGGACGCCATCGTCATGCACGTGCTCGACCGCATCGCAGCCGCCGGCAACCCGCTCGACAAGTGGTTGGTGGACGTGGGCTGCTCCGACGGCGTCAGCATGTCCAACTCGGCCCGCCTGATCTTCGAGCGTGGCTACGCTGGCCTGCTGCTCGAGGCCGATCCGGAGCGGGCCGAACTGGCCTACCGCAACCATGCGGCGTCGGATGGCGTGCGGGTCGTCACCGCCACCGTGGGGCACGGCAAGGGCGACAACATCCTGTCGTTCACTTCCCAGCATGGCTGCCCGCACGATTGCGACTTCCTGTCGATCGACGTGGACGGCATGGACTACTGGCTGTGGGCCGACGGCGGCATGCGGTCCAAGGTCGTCTGCATCGAGTTCAACCACACCATCCCGCCGGGCTGCGTCTACTTCCAGCCGGCCGGCTCGTTCCACGCCATCGGCTCGTCGCTCGACGCGATCGAGAAGCTGGCCGCGTCGATGGGCTACACGCTCGTCGCGGTGACGCGGTGCAATGCCATCTTCTGCCGGACGGACCTGCTGCCGGACGGGCTGGGCTGCCGTGCCCGTGAAGCCCGCGAGGACTTCTCGGCGTGCCTGTACGTCTTCCACGGCTACGACGGGACGGTGGTGGCCGCAGGCAACGCGGGCTCCCCGTGGGTGCGTGGGTTCGACATGAGCGGATGCGTGCTGCAACCGCGTATCGCCGAAGGGGTCCGACGATGAAGGTGCACGTCAAGCAACTGGGCATCAAGGCAGCCAGCGTCAAGGGCAACGAGTTCGAGGCGACCATCTCGACCGACCTGGTGGACCGCGACGGCGAGGTGCTGGTGCCGGACGGCTGCTACTCCAAGAACTACGACCGCAACCCGGTCCTGCTCTGGATGCACGACGCCAACCTGCCAATCGGGACCGGCGCGCCGGGTGCCACCGTCCGCCGGAAGGCGAACGGACTGACCATGCGATACACGATCCCGACACGGCCGGACGGCTACGTCGGCGACTTCCTGCCCGAGTACGCGGCGGCGATGGTCGGCGCCGGCGTGCTCCGGACGGTGAGCGTCCGCTTCGTGCCGCTCGAGGGGGGCGTCCGCAACCCGACGCAGAAGGACATCCAGCAGTACGGGCCGGACGTGGTCCGCGTCTACTCCAAGTGGGAACTGCTGGAGGTGTCGCTCGTCTCGATCCCGGCCAACACGGACGCGATGATCGAGGCGGTGACGAAGAACTGCGTGACGGAGTCGGCGGCCAAGGCGTGGGGCGGCTTGCCGAAGGACTGGGTGCGCCCGGTCGTCGTGCCGAAGCCGGAGCCTCGCCGGGTTCTGGTGACGGTCCCCGCCTACGGGCGCGAGGACATCGAGAAGGCCGCCCAGCGTGCGGCGCTGAAGGCAGCCGGGAAGCTGTACGGGCCGGCGTGAGTCAGAACGCGGCGCAGACCCCTTAGAATCGTCCCCGTCAACCTGAGAGGCACGCCGGACGAGTGGGCATCAGCCCGGATCGGTGGCGGACGCAACCTTCCAAGGTTCCGAACGCAACCCCATTCCGGGAATCACACATGCCCAAGTTCCTCAAGCTGGAGGAGGTGCAGAAGCACCTCCAGACCATCGCGGACACCAAGGGCAAGGCCGCCTACGACCAGTTCTCGAAGGCTTACCTTGCGGATGTCTGCATCGTCGGCGCGGACGGCACCACGCCGCTTGCCGCCGACTCGTACTCCATCGAAGTCACCTACCCAACCGAGACCGAGGCCAAGGCTTCGGCCGAGGGCATCGCCAAGGGCGTCGAGGACGCCATCGCCAGCGGCGTGAGCAAGGCCGTCGAGACGGTCAAGCACGCCATGAGCCAGAAGGCAGCCGCCCTGTCGGCCGCCGACAAGGCCATGCCGCGCATCACCGCCTACGGCAAGAGCAAGGCATTCAGCGGCCTCAACGGACGCAGCCAGCAGGACGCCAACGAGACGGCCTACACGGTCGGCAAGTGGTTCCAGGCGATCTGCGGCCTCAAGGGTGCCCGCCAGTGGTGCTCCGACCGCGGCATCTCCGTGGAAAAGGGCTTCTGGTCCGGCAACGAGTTCATGAAGGGCCAGCTTGAGGGTTCCAACACCCTCGGCGGCTGGCTCGTCCCCGAGCAGGTGGACGCCGCGATCATCGACCTCAAGGAGACGTACGGCGTGTTCCGCCAGTACGCCCGCCGCGTGGTCATGACCTCGGACACCACCACCCGGCGACGCCGGTCGGGCGGCCTCAGCGCGTACTTCGTCTCGGAAGCCGCCGCCGGCACCGAGAGCACGAAGTCGTGGGACCGCGTGAACCTCGTCGCCAAGAAGCTGATGGTGGTCGGCACCTTCTCCAACGAGCTTGGCGAGGACGCGACCATCAACCTCGGCGACGACATCGCGCAAGAGATCGCCTACCAGTTCTCCTACAAGGAAGACCTGTGCGGCTTCATCGGCGACGGCACGTCGACCTACGGCGGCATCACCGGCCTCACCAACATCTTCACCGCCAACGGCGGCACGTCGAACTCCGGCGTGCAGGACGGCACCGGCTCGACCTGGTCGGCCCTCGTGCTGTCGGACTTCAACAACCTCGTCGGCAAGCTGCCGGTGTACGCCCGCACCCCGCAGACGCGCTGGTTCTGCTCGGCCCCGTTCTACAACGGCGTCATGGAAGCCCTCGCGTACGCGGCTGGCGGCGTGACCGTCACCGAGATCATGAACGGCGTCCCGACGCCGATGTTCCTCGGCTTCCCGGTCGTGATCGCTCAGTCGCTCCCGACCGCCACCGCCGCCGGCTACCACTGCTTCCTCGGCGACCTCTCGCTCGCCGCGGACTTCGGCGACCGCCGCGGGACCACGATCGCGTTCAGCGATTCGGCCCTCAACGCGTTCGAGCAGGACGAGCTGGCCTTCCGCGGCACCTCCCGTTTCGATGTCAACGTCCACGATGTCGGTTCGACCAGCGCCGCTGGCCCGATCGTCGCCATGTACGTCGGCTAATCCCCCGCCTCCTTGGCCCGTCCGGGGGGCTTCGGCCCCTCGGGCGGGTGGAGATACCCAACCATGAGCATGCCTCTCCAGTCCAACAAGGTCGTCGTCGCGGTCCACCCGCAGTCGGTGACCTACGGCGCGACGGTCACCTCGAAGACCGTGGATGCCCTCAACGCCGGCTGCGTGTCGATCTTCCTGTCGGCCGCCGGCGCGACCACCTCGGCCGTCCCCATCCAGATCCGCGTGCAGCACGCTGACACCGATGCGGCCACCTCCTACGCGTCCATCACCGGCTACACCGCGAACACCTCGTCCAGCGGCTACCCGTCGGCCATCCAGTCGACGGCTGCCACCTCGACCACGGTGTTCGGTGCGTTCCACCTCGACATGCGCGGCAAGAAGCGGTACGTCCGCGTGCTGGTCGACGGTCCCGCCACCGACTCGTGCCTCATCTCGGCCGTCGCGGTCGTCAGCCGCAACAGCCCGAGCCAGAGCGGCACCAACACGGGCGCGGCCTTCGTGGTCGTCCCGTCCTGACCTCTTCTCCTTTCGGCGCTGGCCCCACACAAGGGGCCGGCGCTTTTTCACCGATGGCGTTCCACCAAGGAGGAACCATGCCTGCCGAAGCGTCCGAACCGATCCGCCTCGACGTGGGCTCCGGCCCGAACCCCTGCCCCGGCTACATCCAGATCGACGCCGACCTCGGCCACAAGGCCGACGACCTGCCGTACGACGACGGGACGGTGGACGAGATCCGGGCGAGCCACGTTCTGGAGCACTTCTCGCACCGCGACACGCTCCGCGTTCTCGCCCACTGGTACAAGAAGCTCAAGCCGAACGGCACGCTCAAGGTGGCGGTTCCGTCGTTCGACTGGATCGTTGACAAGTTCTGCTCGCCGGAGTCGGCCGAGCACCCGCTCGAGCAGTTCCTCCTCGGCTCGCAGAACGACGACAAGGACTGGCACGGCGCGCTGTTCACGACCACGAAGCTGGAGCAGGCGATGCGGCTGTCGGGCTTCTGCAACATCCGCCCGTGGAAGTCGGACAACAAGGACTGCGCTTCCCTTCCGGTCAGCCTGAACCTCCAAGGGACGAAGTTCGCCCCGCGGCCAGACCGCCTGTCGGACGTGCGTGCCGTCATGAGCATGGGCCGCCTGTGCTTCTCGGCCAACATGTTCTGCACGCACGCCGCCCTGCACGAGTTGCGGGTGCCGATCGTCAAGTCGGACGGCGCGTTCTGGGGCCAGTGCCTCACGCGGCTCCTCGAGAAGTTCATGGACGACAAGGACGCCAAGTGGTTCCTGACCATCGACTTCGACTCGATCTTCACGTGCGACGACATCGTGGACCTGTACACGATCGCCGAGCGAGACCAGTGCGACGCCCTCTTCCCGGTGCAGGTCGGCCGGGACCGCGACCAGGCTTTGGTGACGATCAAGAACGCCGACGGAACCATGAAGCTGGGCCTCACCAACGAGGAGCAGTTCGCCGATTCGATCCCCGTGGCGACGGGCCACTTCGGACTGACGCTGATCCGTCGGGAATTGCTCGAGCGCATGCCCAAGCCGTGGTTCCACGCCCAGCACGACGCCGACGGCCGCTGGGGCGACAAGCGCATCGACGAGGACGTGTTTTTCTGGACGCAGGCGCTCAAGGCGGGCGGTAACATCCGCACTGCGCCGCACGTGAAGATCGGGCATCTCCAGCAGGTCATCACGTGGCCCGACCACAATTGGCGCGCCCGGCACCAGTACTACAACGAATGGGCAGAGACGGGCACCAAGCCCGAGTATGCGAGGCACTGAATGGCCGTCGGCCCGTACGCACTCACGTCGCTCGCCAACCTCCAGTCGTACCTCGGCATCTCCGCCGGGATCGACGAGACGATCCTAGAGAAGTCGATCGACCGGGCTACGGCCCGGATCGAGACGTACATCGGCCGCGAGATCATGGCCCGCGACAGGGTGGTCTGGCTCGACTGCCGTGGCGCTCGCCGCATCAAGCTGCCGTCCTACCCCGTCGTCACGATGAACTTCGTGGGCTACGGTGCGAGGGACGCCATCGCGGTGGACTCGGATGCGTCGCAGGGCGACCTCGACGCCAGCGTGTCCATCCAGCCGAAGGCGGCCAGCCTGACGGACGTGACGGTTCGGCTGGCCCGCATCCCCGGAAGCGGAACGGTCCCGACCACGACGGCGCTGGACGGTGCGACCTACACGCGGGCGTCGACGATGGCCGTGGCGATCGACGGCACGACCGGCTTCGACGCCGACGTGCTGGAGGACCACGCCAGCAGGCACCTGCACCGCGTGGGGCCGCTCCAGCTTGTCCGGTGCGGGACGGTCTACCTCACGGTGCCGGACCAGAACGCCATCACCTGGCGGTGCGACGACAAGGCTGGGCTGCTCGACATCGTGGGCCTCCAGTCGTACTGGCCCGACGACGACATGGAAGCCGAGGTGCCGGCAGCGTGGCAGTCGATCTGCGTCGACTACAACGCCGGATACGCGACGGTGCCCGACGACATCGAGGCATGCTGCCTGCGGGTGGCCGCGTTCATGTACCGCAACCGCAAGAGGGACGAGACGGTGTCCAGCGAGTCGCTGGGCGACTACTCGTACACGCTGCGGGACGGCGGAGGGCTCCAGAACATCTTGGACGAGGACTTGGCTGGCTGGAAGGAGGTCCGCTGATGGCTCGCCGCATGGTGAAGTTCTCGGCTGCCGTGTTCGAGCGTATGGTCGTGGACGGCTTCAAGGCCGCGCCGTATGTCGTCAAGAGCGGTTTGCCGGGTGACGCCACGCTGATCGGCGTCCGGTTCGATCCGTTCAACGACGTTGTCGACATGTGCTTCGACTGCATCTCGCTGGGCGAGGAGACCGGCAACGAGGGGCCGCCGGCGTTCGACGTGGTGTACGAGGTGACGGCATGAGCGTCGACTCGCTGATCGACCAGTGGGGCAAGACCTGCACCATCAAGCGTCCGACGGTGGCGCTCGACTCGGGCGGCAACCCCACCAACGCGAGCTACGCGACCACGTCCGTCACCGGCTACATCCAGGTGGGCGGCGGCAACACCGGCCCGCGATGGGGCGGCGAGCGGAACCGGTACGAGGCCACCGGCTACTTCAAGGACGGCGTGGACATCAAGGAGTCGGACTACGTCGCCGTGACGCTGGACAGCCTGACGCGGGTGTACCGGGTGGAGTCGAAGATCATCCGCGACGAGCGGTCGACCGGCGACAGCATGCGGTACATCACCGTGGGGCTCCAAGAGGACATGCCGAGGACGTGAAGGGCTACACCGTCAAGTTCGCCGTCACGCCGCTGCATCGGAAGATCGAGCGGGCTGTCGATCGCGGCCTGACGGCGGCGATGGCGGTGATACAGGCGAGGCTCATCGAGAAGCTGAGCCATCCGGGTGGTGGGCGCGTCTACATCCGAGGAAAGAAGACGGTATCGGCGAGCGGGAAGACGTACCGGAAGGTGTCCAAGACGTGGATGCGGAAGCTGCGGAAGCTGGGCATCAGCCCCAAAAGGACGAAGGGCGGCCGCGTCTACATCACCCAGTCGGAAGCCATGCGGGTGTTCTACGACGACGCGCAGAGGCGATCGGCGAAGGGGAAGTCCATCCGGAACCTGCGTGAGATCGGCCTGCACCGGGCATCGGCTCCGGGCCAGCCTCCGGCGGCAGACACCGGGACGCTCCGCAGGTCGTGGCAGATGGGCAGCGCCATAGCGTCGCGTGGCGTCGAGGGAAGCCGCAGGACGTACCGGATCGGATCGGCCGTCCGATACGCGATGCGGATGGAATACGGCGGAAGCGACAGCCGAGGCGTCTACATCGCCCCGCGTCCGTACGTGCGGCCGACCTTGGAGGAGGCTGGTCCTGAGGCGATGGCGGCATTCGCAGCGATCATCAGGCAAGAGCTGAACATGGAAGGGAAGGCTGACAAGCCATGAGCAAGGCCATCACCGACGCCATCTACGGGCAGCTCACCGCCAGCCAGATCGCAGGGACCGTCTACGCAGCCCTGTCGGGCCGGATCTACCACCTCGAGGCCAAGGAAAACGAGACGCTTCCGCTGCTCGTGTTCGGGGCCATCTCCAACATGCCCGAGGTGAACTTCGACGGCTCGACGACCGAGACGTGCATGGTCGAGTTCACGCTGTACGGGCAGGGGTACGAGGCCGGCGCTGCGGCGCTGCAGGCCATCGACGACAAGCTCCTGACCTGCCTCGAGGGGCAGATCCTTTCCCCGACGGGATATGATCGGCTGACGGTTCGCTGCCGAGAACGTGGCGTGCCCTCCAAGGTGGAGGACGCGATCGCAATAACCAGCGTCTACCGGTGCGTCGGCACGCGGTACTAGGGCCTGAACAATGGCAACTGCCTATCTCAACGGGAACGACGGCGGAATCAGCCTGTCGAACGCCACCAACGGCACGTCTGCGTCCAACATCGGCAACTTCAACCAGTGGGACGCCACCTTCAGCCGCGTCTCGAGCGAGATCCCAGGCTTCTCCGACACCGGCATGCGCCGGCGGCTCGGCATCGCCGACATCCGGGGAACCGCCCGCGGAACCTTCTGGTACAACGCGGCCAACCTCGGCCCCGGCATCGACCACACCAACCTGGACGGCTGCCCGATCGTGCTGTACGCGAAGTCGGCCGCGACGGTCTGCTCGTGGTCGTTCACGGGCGTCGTCGAGACCATCGCCGGGTCGGTCAACAAGACTGGCGGCAGCGACGTGACCGTTGCGTTCGCCAACTCCGACGGCGTGGCCCCCACGGAGTCGTGGGACGAGACCTGATCCGATGCGACTCTCGATCCCGAGGCCGCGGAAGCTGCTGCCCACGTCGGTCCTGACCCCTGAGGACTGGATCGCCGAGGTGGACTCCATCGACAAGTACGGGTATCGGGAGGTGCTGCTCATCGGGATCAGCCATTGGCTGACCGAGGAGCAGGCGATCGAGCGGGTCAACCGCACATTGAGCTTCAAGGGCGTCACCGCTGCCGACATCAGGATGCAGCGGCGGTGGCAACGGTATGTCCGGGTCGAGCCTGACGACCCGGAGCGAAGGGCCGCGTTCACCAAGGAGGTCGCATGCCCGTGACGTTGCAAGATGGGACCGTGATTCCTGATTTGCTGGTCGAGGACTACATCGCCTTGGCCGAGGAGGCGTGGCAGTACCGGCACGAGGCCGCGGCGAAGACGGTGGCCGATGCCGGCCTGAAGCCGGAGGACCGGCTGCGGGCGCTCGACCAGCTCGACCAGATGCGGGGCACCAGGGGTCCGGTGGTCATGTGGGCGCTGACATTCAAGGGCGCGAAGCGGATCGTGGAGGTGGCAGGGAAGAAGGCCGGGCTCACGGCCGAGACATACGCCAAGATCGGACCCGAGAAGCTGATCGAGGTCGCCCTCGAGGTGGTCGGGGTGAAGGCACGCGACGGGGCAACGGAGGCAGAATCGGACCCCAAGAAGGCTCCTGCTACCTAGACGACGGGGAGCAGGAGTCGATCCTACGTTCGGTCGTCTGGCTCGCCATGCACGCACCTTCGCTCGGCGACCCCCGGAAAATGGGTTTGCCAGCCTTCTGGGACACGCTGCGGGAAGCGGCGAGGATAGGGGCATCGAGGACAGATGAACGCAGGTGAACTCTCCGTAACGCTGACGGCCGACACCAGCCAGTTCTTCGCGAAGCTGGCGGAGGCTGCGCAGCGCGCGGAGGCGGAGGCGAAGGCCATCAGCCAGCGGATGAACGCGGCGACGGCCAACGTGATCCAGCCGGGCCTGATCGGCCCGCACGGGATGGCCGGCTTCGACTCGTGGCGGAAGCAGGCCCGAGACGCCACGGGCGACTACAACGCGAAGTGGGGCGGTCGCTTCCAGTCGCTCGCTGCGGAGATGGCGAAGGCGGAGGTCCAGACCACGAAGGCGGAGAAGGCTGTCGGGGAGTTCGACAAGGCGACCAAGTCTGCGGGCCAAAGCTCGGTCGACATGGCCGTGCGGGTCGGCAAGATCGGCGTGGCCGTCGGCGCTGCGGGCCACGCCATGAGCATCTTCGCGGCCGTTGCGAAGGACATGAGGACGGGCGGAACAGCCATCATCGGCGTGATGGAGCAGTTGCCGTTCGGCCTTGGCGCGGTTGCCCGTGGCTTCCATTCGCTTTACGACGAGGTCTCCGGGTTCAACCAAGAGATGGAGAAGGCCGACGCGTTGCTAGAGTCGGCAGCCAAGAAGACAGAGGAGGCGGGTCGCGCCAAGGCCGCGGCGCTGGCGCACGAGAACACGATGGCCGCTCTCGAGGCCGAGTTTGCGATTGAGGCCGCGACGACCGAGGAGAAGAAGGCGTCGCTCGAGTTCGACCGGCAGCGGTTGCAGATCATGCTGGACTACGACGCCGCGTTGCGGTCGGCCACGACCGACGCCGAGCAGGAAGCGGCCCGCGAGGAGATGGCGACGAAGCGGGCGATCGTGAACGAGAAGGAAAAGGCCGACCTCAAGCGGCGTACCGCGGAAGCGGACAAGAAGTACGGCGAGGACCGGGCGAAGGCCATCGCCGACGAGACGAAGGCGAACCGCGAGGCCAAGGACGCGGCGAAGTCGGTGCTTCAGGCTGCTCAGGGCACGCTCGAGGACGAGTTGCGTCGGCTGAATGGCGTGGGTGGACGCGACTTCATCGACTCGTCGCAGACCGCTATCGGCACGTTCAACCTTGCAGCACCGAACGCGGCTCGGGCAATGGCGGACAACCAAGCGAAGCAATTGTCGGTGCAGCAGGCCATCCTGCAGGTCCAGAAGGAGATGCGCGACCTCCAGAAGTCGGGCGGAGGCGGGTGGAACTAAATGGCGTACCGATACGTCGAGGACATCAACAGCAGGACGCTCGGGTACGACCAAGGCAAGACGGTCGGCGAGCGCACCTTCGTCGTCTACAACGACACGACGGGCGGCGGCTCGACGCTCTCGACACCGGAGCAGGTGACCGCCCTGTACGGGTCCACGGACGGCTACGGGACGTACCTGCCAGCGTACGGCAGCGACTACCCAAACGTCATCGGCCTGAAGGCCATGTCGCCCATGACTGGCCGCAAGGCTGGCCACAACGACGTGTGGGAGGTCCGGTGGCGCTACCGGGAACTCGACTGGACGCAGACGGACAAGCAGCCCAACGAGGTTGGGTACGTCGGCAAGACGGCGAGGCTCTACGGCGAGCCGCGCGACATGTGGGTGAGCCAGAGCTACAGCACGATCCAGCAGAACGTCGTCGACGTTGGCTCCCCGTACCGGTACGGGACTCCGGCGGCGACGCCCGGGGCACAGTTAGTCTACTCGGAGCAGATCGACGTGACCGGGGTGCCCACCACGGTGTCGTGGCGCGTGGCCGAGGTGACGCTGAGCGAGACGGTCAACGTGTTCCCGAACATGTCGTACGTCATCGCCTTCGTCAACCGTCGCAACAGCGTGGCGTGCTTCGGGGCGCAGAAGGGCATGGTTCTGCTCGCCGGAGCCGACATCTCCGACCTTGACGTGAAGCTGTGGAGGGTGTCCTACCGGTTCGTCATCGACACCATGTGCCATCTCGTGCAGCAGCCAGATAGGACAGCCGACTCGGCCGTTCTGTTGGATGTTCCGGGCACGTTCAGCCATGCCAAATACGTCCGGGCCGTGCAGCCCTTCCCCGACTTCGCAGACTTCCGGGCGCTGAGTCCGGCCATCGGAGCAGCCCTCACATGAGCAACGAGATCCGAGTGAACCTCGCGGCCGACGTGTCGCACACCTCGAACGCCATCCGCTGGCAGTGGAAGCCGTCAACCATCAACGTGGACATGACCAGCACCGCGGCGTCCGGCGGCATCCAGATCATCGGCAATTCCGCGGAAGCGATATCGCTCGGCAGCGATATCTCGACCGCCGGCATGGCCGTTTTCCAGCACGTCGGCACGTCGGGCTACATCGACATCGTGGCCGGCGTGTCGAACGCGACGCACTACTTCGCCCGGCTGTACTCCAACCAGGCTTGCATCACGTTCCTCCAGAACACGACGCTGGGGGCGGTGGCCTCGATCACGAACGCGCCGCTGTACTGGCAGGTCTTCGCCCGCTGACATGGAACCGCTCCCGCACCTGAACTCCGGTCTGGTCGGCCGCGTCTCGGCGGGCCACATGAACACGGTGTTCCGCGCCGTGGAGGAGTTCCGCGTCGGCGACAAGGTGGGCCAGAAGCGGCAGGAGCGCACGCGGACCTACGTGGCGAAGCTGTCGAGCACGGCGAGCACGTCGGCGGTGAGCGGGTACACCACGTGGAACTGGCAGGGGGTGTCGGTTGCGTCGTCGGCCCTGTCGGCCGACACGGACCTCGTGCAGTCGTCGGACTTCTCGACGGCCGGAGGTACGGCTATCGACCTGAGCGGCGTCGCGCAGGCCAACCAGGTGGTCCTGCTGCACGAGGTGGTGGCGAAGGACGGCAAGCGGTGGTTTGCGTTCGGCTCGCACGGGTCGTCGACGGGCTTCCCCGGCTACCTCATCACCGCGACGGCTACGGACGCCACGGGTTCCACGCCGTCGTGGATCTACACCTTGCAGCCGATCACGGGCATCACGTCCGGCGGGTGGACCTCGAGCGGGTCCACGGTGCGGGCGCGGAACTTCGCCGAGGACCAGAACTACTACATGCACGGACAAGACCTGACGCTGGCGAGCGGTACGCTGGTTCCATCGGTGGTGTCCGGTCCTGTCATGGCGTGGAACACCGGCTTGACCGAGGCGGGCGCGGCGCTCTGGGCGTTCGACGTGATGAACCCGATGACGGTGACCTGCCCATGAGCCACGCCGGCCCTGCCGCATCGACGTGCTGCTGCGACGCAAACCCATGCGACTGCGCCACGTCGTCGTTCCTCATCACGTGGACCGGCGCGTACCAGCTCAAGGGAGACTGTGCCGACTGCGTCGATCCGACGGGAACGCTCTACACCCAGGTGGACGCTGACACGACGGTGGTGGCATCGCAGAGCCGGATCGACTGCGACTGGCAGGGTACGGACGAGCAGTGCGAGACGGCGTATAGTTGCGACGACGACTCCGCGAACGGCGACGCGTGCCTTGCGGTGGTCTGGATCATCGCCCACTCGGTCGTCGGCACGTCGCGGTGGATCGTCTCGGGGCAGTTCTACCGGGGCGACACGGCCACCGGCCCGTTCAACGAGTCGCTGGGCACGGTGTCGTGGTCGACAACGACCGGGGCGGCTGACGCATGCCCTCCTACCGGGACAACCTTCAACTGGGAGTCGGGCGACCTGACGGTTGCCAGCGACAACTGCTGGTCGTCCGGCTACGCACCGATCAGCGCATGGACACGCGGGACGGTCAGCCTGTCATGAGGCCGGAGTGCGTCCGCTGGGACGGCTCGCGGTGCTCGCTCGGCCTATGGGGCGGCGTTCCGTCGCCGGGCACGTGTCGCGTCTGCGGTTCGTACGAAGGACCCGATCGCGGCCTCGGCGACACGGTGGCCCGCGCCGCGAAGGCGGTCGGCATCAAGCCGTGCGGCGGGTGCCAGAAGAGGCGGGAGGCGCTGAACAGGGTGATGCCGCTCGGCGGCCGCAAGCCGTTCCAAGCGAGGCTCGACGATGTCTCCGTGGCGAAGTCAGCCGCCGTTCAGCGATACGATGGTGTACGCGAGCCAGCCGAGGACGGCGGCCAGACCGATCGCGGCGAACATGGCTAGGACGCGGCCGACCTGGTATCCGACCGAACCGCGGACAGCACGGACGATGTTCTTCTCGATGTTCTCCATGCCTCGATTCTATGCTCTTCCGGGTGAGCGTGACTTGACCGGGCACGGATCGCGCCCATAATCCCTCCGGTCTCCGCTCTTCTCCCTCCAGCCCCTCGCCCTTGCGGCGGGGGGTTTTTACGTCCGCACAATTCCGCAGGAATGTTGGATGTGGCCGCTTGCGTGTGCCGATACGGATGCTAGCATCATGACATGCGGCCAAGCCGCGAGGAGAAGACCATGATCGAGCTGAACGAACGGGAAGGGCGAGCGTTGACGATGGCGATTGGTGGAGACCCCGACATGCCGCGCACACGGGCGACGGAGGCGGAGATCCGCAAGGCCGCCGAGATCCTCGAGTCCTGCGGGCGGCAGCTCGCCGACGACCCGAACGACGCAGGCGAGGGCATGCTGTGCCTCGATGGGGCGCGGCTGATGCGGAACCTGCTGCCGTTCGCGGCTGCGGAGAACTTCGTGCGGTCGGTGTCCGCGTACACGCGGCACCTTGACTGCGGCCAGAACGTCGACATCGTGGCATGAGTGGTGTCAGGACGAACGACGAAGCCCGTACGCCTGGCAAGGAGTAGACCAATGGACAGCGAAGACCTTGAGGATGCGTTCCGTGGCGGACGGCGTAACGACTGGGATGTGTGCGTTCTGCGTCATGTCGGCACGCTTGAATGGCTCGCCGAAGAAGTGGAGGCGTTCAACAAGCTGCCGGTGATTACCGGCAACGCAACGCCGGCGGACGTGGCCGGAAAGCGTGTGCTGGGCGTCCTTCCGCTGCACCTAGCCGCGCTCGCGGCGAGCGTGACGGAAGTGGTGATCGACCCGCCGCCGCGTGGGGCGGAGTTGACCATGCAGGAGGTCGCCGCTCGAGGTCCGTTCTTCCGCACCTTCCAGGTGCGAGAGGTGCGGCCATGAGCCCGTCCGAGCAAGCGGCACGCGACTTCGCGGACCTGATCGAACCGCCCAGCGAGACGGGCGTTCGGTTCGCTTGCAACAGGGACCGCTGGGCGTGGGAGGGTGCACGCAAGGGGTTCCTCGACGGCGTGGCCCTTTGGCACGCCGGCGGCGAACTGGCCGATATCTACAAGGGCAAAAAGGGCCGGATCGGCACCTACATGGCCAAGGGGTTCATGTGGGCGGACTCTTTCCTTCCTGCCATCGACCGCACGCCACGCCCCAAGCCGGTTCTGTCGCCCGAGCAGCTGCAGCGTGAGCGGGAGTGGCGCGACTCGTTCATCCGCGACGCGGAAGACCGCGAGTAGTTGACTGCGGCTGACGTGATGATAGCATCATGGAAACGCCCACATGGGCAAGGAGAAGAACATGGGAACGGAGATCGCACGTCC